AATTGTTTATCATCGCTATTATTAACGATATCTCCGCCTAAAGCAATGTTATTCAATCCATAATCCATATGTTTAGCTGCAAACATTACATACATTTCGGCTTGAATTTGTTTGAATTCTTTAGACAGTTCTGGGTATTCTTTTTCAAATACTTTAATTGTTAATTTTTCTGAAACGCCTGATTTGGCATTCATAATTTCTCTATCGCTCATAACTTTTTCTAATTCCTTTCTTATTTCTGATTGTGCGTCAATGCCAAAATGGCTTGGGTTTTCCTCAAAATATTTCGATATTGAACTACCCATTTAGTTGTCCTTTAGTATCAAAATACTTATCTAATGCTCCTAATCTATCATCAGCATCAACTAACATAGTAAGGGCTTCTTCAGCATTTTTATAAAAGTCTCCAGTTGAATGATCTCCGATACCAACGGCTTTATTACCTAATAATTCAAGTGATAATAATGCTTTTGCTTTATCTGCTTGTGCAGATAAACGTAACATATTTACTAATTTGTTCATTTTAATAATGGTTTAATTTCTTTTTTATTTAATCCTCTATTCGTTAATATACGACTTATTTGTGTGATATCCAACAAAAGTATGGCTTCTTTTGCTTCTTTACTGGAGCATTTTAAGTGGTCTTTTAAATGATCTACTAATTCCTTGTTTGGTTGTTTTGTTTTTGGTTTAATATATTTATTCCATTTAGTGTTTTTAGGTATAAATTCTTTATAAACATTATAAATCATCACTTTTTCTTGTGGTGGTAATTCCTGAACATAATTAACCACTTCTAAGTGATTTTGGTCCATTGACATAAACCTGTGGATCATAAAACTATTCCAAACCTCCCAATCCTTTGGTGAAAAAGAATCAGAAGGAGGTTTGGTAGTATTAATTGCTTTTAACCAATCAAAAATAGAATTCATTTAGCAAAGCTCATCTTTGAGTTCATCTCTAAGTTCTAATGGGATTCCATCTTTTAAAATTTTACCACTTGTTGGGTCAAAGAAAACAGGAATTGGCATAATAGCATCGTTTTCTGTACCTGCTACAAATTTAGAAATTTTTCTTAAAATAATCCCAGATTGGAATAAACTTCCACCTTCTGAATTTTTGATACCTTCTGTATTATTAAGGTCAATTTGGGGTTGTTGAATTGGTTGTTCCATAATTTTTATTTATTGTTTATTATTTATTATTTATTAAATTTTGTATTAAAGAAGAGGCATTGATTTCCTTGTCAATTCGAAAATTTGCTTTATATTGGTGTTCATTTATTAAAATAGCAACTGAACCCTCCTTACCTGGGAGGTATTCAGATGCTCTTTCATATAATGATTTGAATAGTTCCCCAAAATCATCCACATTAGCATCTACTATAATTTGACGTATTATCTTAAAATCTGCTTTACCTTTTAATTCAGTAATAACTTTATCTATATAGTTAGATGATACTAAGGTTGATTTATCTAAACGAATTACATTCATATAATTTGTGGGATGTAATTCATCTTCTACTTGAATGTTAGCTAATTGTAAAGTATTAATACATTTACGTAAATCCGGATAAAATTGGTTAACTACTAATTTAATATCTTGAGGATCATACCCAATTTTTTCTTGGTTTAAAATCCAAGCTAAATGTTTGGCTACATCAATTTTAGAAGGTGGTATAATTTTAAGTACCTGACATCTAGATTGAAGTGGATCTATAATACGTTCAACATAATTACAAGTCATAATAAAACGTGTAGTACGTGAAAACGTTTCAATAATGTTACGAAGTGAAGCTTGTGCTTGAATTGTAAGGAAATCTGCTTCATCTAAAATTACTACCTTAATAGGTTCAAATGACATAGTACTAGCAAAACTAGATACTTTATCCCTAATAGTTTCAATACCCCTTTCATCACTAGCATTGATATAAAGATGATCACAGTCAAGATTACTTACAATTAGTTTTGCTAATGTAGTTTTACCTGTACCTGCTGGACCATAGAATATTAAATTTAAAATATCATTTTGTTTCAAATATTTAGAAAGAGATTCTTTTATATTATTATTCCCTACAAATCCTTCTAAGGTTGTAGGACGATATTTTTCATTAAGTAAACTGTTTTCTTTCATATCAATATTCGCCGTAGATTGAGAACTTTTGTTCTACTGGTTCTTCTATTTCTAACTCTTTAGTTGAAATAGCATATAATTCACCTTTTAAAGGTGCTAATCTATATTCACCCCTGAACCCAGTTTTAGTCATATAAGCTTCTAAAGTATCAGTTAAGGTTTTATGTACTTGACCATCAGGCTCATTGGCTACTAACCTCCATTTATCACCCGGAGGTACTCTTCGTGCAATAATAATATTGGTTTCTTCTATTTTTATTTGTTTTTCCATAAGTATAATATACGAAAATTAAATGGGGGAGCCAAACTCCCCCTAATTTAATTATTTTTAAAATGCACCCTGAGCTTGTTGAGTAATATCTTTTACTCTTCTCATTTTTTCTTCATGACTATCTTTATCTTGAGTTAAGGTACATTCAGTTAATAATACCGTACCTGCAACTGATGCTGCATTTTCAAGTGCTAATCTAGTTACTTTAGTTGGATCTATAATACCCGATTTTCTCATGTCAACCGTTTCTTCGGTTTTAATATCAAACCCGGCCCAAGTATCATTTCCAGAATTAATTAAATTATTAGCTAATATTTTAGCATCAGTTTCATCATACCCTGCATTAACTAGAATTTGGTTAAAAGGTTTAGCACATGCCTGTTTTACAATTTTAGCACCTATTGTGTTAACTTCTAAACCTGAAGAAGCGTATAATAATGCGGCACCTCCACCAGGTACAATACCTTCCTCAATTGCGGCTTTTGTAGCATGTAAAGCATCATCAACCCTATCTTTTTTCTCTAACATTTCGGTTTCAGTGTTACCACCTACATGGATAATAGCTACACCACCTACAAATTTTGCTAATCTATTTTGTAGTTGTTCTTTTTCAAATGGTGTTGTTGATTTATCAATCTGAGTTGTTAGTTCTTCTATTCTTTTCTCAATAGCATCTACTTCCCCTTTACCATCTACAATAGTTGTTTGGTCTTTAGTTACTGTTACTTTTCTAGCTTCACCAAACCAATCCCAACTAAATTTATCTAATTTCATTCCTTTGTCTTTACTAAATACTACTCCTCCTGTTGTAGTAGCAATATCTTCAAGGACTAATTTACGTCTTTCTCCAAAATCCGGGGATTTAACGGCACATACATTAACTGTTCCTCTCATTTTATTCACAATAAGGGTTGCCAATGCTTCATTATCAATATCTTCAGCAATTATTAAAAGTGATTTACCTTGTGCTGAAACTGCTTCTAGTATTGGTAATAATTCTTTTACAGTATTTAACCTTTGATCTAAAATTAAAATTGCAGGATTATCTAAAACAGATGACATTGTGTTATTATCAGTTACAAAATAAGGAGATTTATAACCTCTATCAAATTGCATACCTTCAACAGTTTCTAAAAATGTTTCACCGGTCTTTGACTCTTCAATATGAACCACTCCTTCTAATCCTACTTTATCAATTGCTTGAGCAATTAATTTTCCTACTTCAACATCATTATTAGAAGATATACTTGCTACTTGTTCTAACTGTTCATCACCTGATATATCTTCAGATATGGGTCCTCTAAGATTTTGTACTACCTCTTTTACAGCTTTATCAATATCTCTTTTAATTTGAACTGCGTTTTCCCCATTATCTAATGATGCCAATCCTTGGTTAATCATTTCACGGGCCAATAATGTAGATGTTGTTGTACCATCTCCTACCTTTTCAGCTGTTTTTACTGCGGCTTGTTTAATTAGTAAAACACCCAATTCTTCACTGGGGTCACTTAAAACAAATGAATTAGCTACCGTAACACCATCTTTTGTAGATTGAGGGGGTTCCATAATTCCTTTAAATATTACAACATTTCTACCATTAGGTCCCAATGTTGATACTACAGCATCGGCTAATTTATCAATTCCTGCTTTTAGTTTTGTTCTGGCATCTTTGCCAAAATGTATTTGATTTTCCATACTTTAAATTTATTTATCTTCTTTTATTTGATTTTCTAATACTGCTAGTACTTGATTTTCAGGGCCTACAAAATATTCTTCCCCTTCAAATGGTAATTTTGTAAATCCTTGGGTAGGTAATACTACTTTATCCCCAACTTTTAGTTGTGTTGGAATTCTAACCCCAGAAAAAGAAAAATTCCCAGGTCCTACTGAGACTACTTCTCCAAAAGTATTAGTATCTTTTCCCATATCTGGTACTATAATATTACCATAAACTGTTTCTTCAGCTTCAATGGGTTTAACTACACATGCGTTGTAAATTGCTTTAATCTTCATTTTTGTTTTTATAAATTAATTGTTTGTGGATTTCATTGTATTCATCAGTATATGATTGTATTTGATCAGATACTTTTCGGTATTCTAGGATAAAATTATCTAAATTATCATAATCATCCCCATCACATTTTAATTGGGAAATCTTTTTTAGAGCTTGACCCATGTTTGAAAAGTAATACAAGGGTTTTTCATAAGTTTTACTTTTCCCCTTACTTCTAAAGTGGGTACTATCTGATACTACTACTTGTTTAACAGTATAGCTATACTCATCTTTAGTAATAAAATAAGGGTTTAACCTTGGATCTCGGATAGTTTGAATCGATTTTCTTTTCTTTGGTATTTTGGCTTCTATCATATATAACTTATTTATTTATCCGTGAATATACGAATAATATTGCGCTAGGACACGCTTTTTTGGTAAAACTTTTATTTAATTTTAATTGTTTTTGCTT